ATTGAAGTGTTAGGATATTTAATCGGCGCAGGCGAAAATGAGGATCAGCCTATTATTGTTAAGCGTGAAAATGCTGTGGAATTTAAGCTTTCGAAAGAAAAGGTAATTTTCGGCGATATACCAGAGACATTGAAGGATGGATTTTATAGAGAATAGATTCTATTGAGCGCCTTCAATACTATTTAATAACGATATCCCAGGTTTAGGAGATAAAAACGAATGTCAGTCAAAAATTTTAGATTTGTGTCACCCGGAGTTTTCGTCAATGAGATCGACAACTCACAAGTCCCAGCTTCCCCAGCAGGCATCGGGCCGGTCGTAATTGGTCGCGCCGAAAAAGGACCATCACTGCGTCCAGTAACGGTTAATTCCTTTTCCGAGTTTGTTAATGTTTTTGGTGCACCGTCACCAGGTACTGTTGGCGGTGATGTGTGGCGTAAAGGACAATGGAGTACTTCCGCCCCCACCTACGGAGCATATGCTGCTCAAGCTTACCTTAAGAATAGTTCTCCTCTGACATATATCCGCCTATTGGGTGCAGATGCCGACAGCGCTTCCGGCGCCGGAGTTGCTGGCTGGGACGCCGGTACCAACGGCAAGGCATGGGGACTCGTCGTCTTCAGTAACGATGCCTCTTGGGCTAATGGTGCCTCTGGATCCCTCGAAGGGGCTCTTGCGGCCATCTTTTATACCACCGGCGCAAGTACTTATTTGCAGATGTCAGGCGCTATAGCAGTCGGTGTTCAGCAATCAATCGTCGGCGCGTTGCCCGACCCGGTATGGACTGGTGGCAACAACCACACCGGCTCCAATGTTGTTGTTAAGGATACGGGTAAGGCATACGAGTTCCGTATGATTATTAATGATGCAGACTCCAATAGTTCGAATGTTGCATCTGTTTTTAACTTTGATCCTTCTAGCGCCAAGTATATTCGTAAGGTGTTCAACACAACGCCACAGCGAACCAATACTGATATCGTGAGTGATGAGCAAAATTACTTCCTTGGTGAAAGTTTTGATCGCCATATGAAATCGGTTATTACGGCAACTGCTGGCAAAACCTTTGCTACCGTTATCAATCTTACCAATGCTACTGACGGCGATTCCGACAACTTCCGTGCAGGTGTTCAAAGTTCAGAAACACCTTACATTATTGGTTGCGACACAGCACAACGCTCTAACGGAAGCTCCAACAATTATGATATTCAGGCAATGCCTACGCTCTTCCGAGTAATCGGACTCAATGACGCCGGCGATTGGACCAATCGAAACCTGAAAGTTTCAATTCAGGATATCAAAGTTTCTTCAAATGAGAGTGACCCTTATGGTAGCTTCTCTTTGGTTGTACGTCGCTTAAGCGATTCTGATAACGTAGTACAGATCGTGGAGCAATTTAATGATCTTAACTTGAACCCGGATTCTCTTAACTACATCGCACGCAAGATTGGTGACAAGTACACTACCTGGAACACTACGGAACGTCGTTATGTTCAGGTAGGCGACTGGGACAATGTTTCTAAGTATATCCGTGTGGATATGAATGAAGACGTTGTCGGTTCCGATGCCGCTCTTCTTCCCTTCGGTTTCCGAGGAATCATCAAGTATGATGACGAAGCCGGCATCAATCAAAGGGAGCAAGTGGGCAATTGGATAACAGGATCAGTCTTTGCCGAGAGCATCGATGTTGGATCAGTGGCGCGCCCGTACCTACAATCTGGGTCTCTGGGTGGTGACACAGTTACCACTGGAGTTTTCATTGTAAGTGGTTCCTGTTTAACTGCTTCTGTCTCTTATCCCGCACCCGAATTGCGACTTAGCGCTTCCGATGGTGATCTAAGCAACACTCAAGATGCTTACTTTGGTATGCAGACCAGTCGAACAACTGGCGGAACTGTCTTTGATGCCTCGAATATTGATATGCTTCGACCACGTGGTGGCGAAGTAGCAAATATGTTCGCCGGTATCTCAACAGGCATTCGTGAGCGCTCCATGTACTTTAGTCTTGACGATGTGAAGGCAAATGGCATCTGGGCTTCTGGTTCACATGCTCTCGGTACTGCTCTTACTAATACGAGCGGCGCCGTATCGGGCGTCTTGGACGCCGGTTACGATCGATTCACTGTACCCATGTATGGTGGCTTCGACGGGCTCGATATTACCGAGCTTGACCCCTTCCGCAATAGTCAGTGGGACGGTGCAAGCCCCACGGATGATACCAGCTACACGTTTAACACTATTCGCCGTAGTATCGATTCTCTCGCCGACCCTGAGGTTGTTGAGATGAACCTTGCTACCATCCCCGGACTCAAGCAACCCGGTCTTACTTCACAACTCATTAATGTGTGTGAAGATCGTGCCGACGCTCTGGCGGTTATCGACGTTCAGGGTGGATACAAGGCGCGTGCAGAAGGCACTACGTCAGCCCGTAATAATACGGCTGCCGAGTTGGCTACGGTTATCAATGACCTACGTACGCGGGCTATCAATAGCTCTTACGCATGTACTTTCTACCCGTGGCTGCGCTGCCGCGACACCATTAACGGTGCAATGGTATGGTTGCCGCCTTCTGTTGCCGCTTTGGGAACTTTCTCAAGCTCGCAAAAGAAGACTCAGGTTTGGTTTGCTCCCGCAGGCTTTAACCGCGGTGGACTTACCGAGGGTGCCGCTGGTATTCCGGTTACTGATGTAGCCCACCAGCTGCGTCGTAAGGATCGTGATGATCTCTATGCTGCAAACATTAACCCGATTGCTAAGTTCCCCGCAGAGGGCATCGTGATCTTCGGACAGAAGACGCTGCAGGTTACTCCTTCGGCTCTGGACCGAATCAATGTGCGTCGCCTCATGATCTTCGTGAAGAAGCGCATCTCTCAGGTCGCCGCCAATCTCTTGTTCGATCCGAACGTGAAGACTACGTGGAATCGCTTTATCTCTAGCGTCGAGCCTATCTTGGCCGATATCAAGACCAACTTCGGTCTGTCGGATTATAAGCTCATCCTGGATGATACAACGACTACGCCGGATTTGGTTGATAGGAACATCATGTATGCTCGTATCTACCTGAAGCCGACAAGGGCAATCGAGTACATTGCAATTGATTTCAATATCACTCGAACAGGGGCATCATTTGATGATTAATATTGGGGGAGGTTTTAATCTCCCACACTATATAACTTAGGACTTACAAGGAGAACTTATACAATGCCATTTTGGACCAGCGCTTTATCAGAGCCTAAACGAGCACATCGCTTTATCTTGGATTTCCCAGGACTTGTGAGCGCTGAGCAAAAGTTTACGTATGCTACGTACCTCGCAAAGGGGGTTAGCAAGCCTGCTTACACAATTGGACAGGCGGCCCATAAGTTTTTGGGTAACACCTATTACTATCCGGGTTCCGTTGAGTGGAATGCGGTATCGGCTACCATTGTAAACGCGGTCAATCCTGACAGCAACCAGCTTCTCATTAACGCCCTGGCAGGAATGGGATATTTGGCTCCTGACCGACAAGAAAATGTCTTCAATTCCGGTCAGGCTCCGGGTACCGTTAACAAGGCTGACGCTTTGCGCCAGCTGGGAGAGGTCACCATTGAAGAAGTTAATGGTGAGGGCGGCACTGTTGGTACCTGGCGACTCAAGAACGCCTTTATAACCAACGCCACTTTCGGTGACTTAAGTTATGACAATGATACAGAATTACTTAATGTTACGGTCGAAATGCGGTATGATTGGGCTAAGTATGAGTCGGGTCCCGCGGTTGATGCAGCCGCTGGCTAAGTAATGGAGCCGACTTGCAAGAAAGTAGGTAATTAATGGCTAGAAAAAGAAACTCAGAGCGGTTGGCTGCGCCAACCCCTGAAGATACGTCTGTTGCAGCGGCAACACTCCCCACACAGGACCTCTTGTCCTTTGTAACCCCAACAGAATTTGTGGAACTCCCGAGTCAGGGAAGATTTTACGCAGAGGACTCTTCTCTCGCCGGAGTTGAAACAGTTGAACTGCGGCATATGACAGCAAAAGAAGAAGATATCCTCACCAGCGAATCATTGTTGCGTCAAGGAATTGCACTTGATCGAATGTTGCAAACCCTATTGGTTGATAAGACCCTTAAGTTGGATGATTTTCTAATCGGTGATAAAAACGCACTCGTTGTAGCTGCTCGCATTAGCGGATTCGGCGCCGAGTATGCTACGCGGATTGTGTGCCCTGATTGTGGTCTCACCAACGAGACGGAGTTCGATTTAGACACCCTTTCATTACGTCATGTTACAGACATTCCAGAAGAGATACAAGAGACAGGTGATGGTACGTTTATGTTTGATCTCCCTATAACCGGTGTAACTGTTGAAGTGTGTCTTTTGACTTCAGGCAACGAGCAACGCCTCGTGGCTGCCTCCGAGCGCAAAAAGAAGCTTAAACTTCCCGATACCAACAGTACTGATTTGTTGAAAGCTGTTATTACGTCACTCAATGGAGTGGACGATCGCTCGATGATCGACCGCTTTGTGGATTTGATGCCGGCAAAAGACTCCCGCCACCTTCGGCGCATGTATGAGCATATTAAGCCCGATATTGATTTGAGCCATGAATTCTCGTGCACAGAGTGCGCCTATGACGGAAAGGTGGTAATGCCGTTAACGGCAGAGTTTTTTTGGCCTAGCGCATGATTATCAAGCTGATGTTTATGAACAGTTATTTATCTT